GCCCAAGTTAAAGTATCGCTTTCGTGTGAACTTTGAAAATTTTGGTGCCAGTGGTAGCACAACAGAAATGACCAAACAAGTCAGTGACATTACCCGTCCCAACTTGGGTTTTACCAATCAAGTAATTGAAATTTACAACAGCAAGATCAATTACGCTGGCAAGCCCACATGGGAAAACATCACAGTCAAATTGCGTGATGATGTCAACGGCAACGTTACCAAATTGGTTGGTGAACAAAATCAAAGACAGTTTGACTTCTTTGAACAAAGTTCAGCAGCCAGCGCAGGTGACTACAAGTTTACTATGCGTATTGAAATCTTGGACGGCGGCAATGCGGCCAGTACACCAAGTGTATTGGAAACATGGGAAATTTATGGTTGCTATTTGGAGAAAACCAACTGGCAGACATTGGACTATAAAGAACAAGGGCCTGCCATGATTGACTTGACCATTCGTTATGACAATGCGGCTCAAACAACAGGTGGCAATATTGGTTCAGCAACGCCAGTTATTGCTTTCCCTGGCAAACAGAACGTAATTGGTTCTTAATTAAAAAAGCCCTTTGGGGCTTTTTTAATGGCTATTCATTAAATACTCAGTTTATCTAATTCGATAAATATTAGTATGGCATTCTCATCTAACGCTAACACCAGGCTTGACCCTAATAACCAGTTGAATGGTCAACAGGTGGTCCTACGAGATCAGCAGCACGCCGCAAAACTGTTTGCTACAGAACAGTTTAGATTGGCGCCAAAACAAGCATTTCTTTTTCATGTGAGTTTCAGTATCAACACCGCGGCATTGAAAACTGCAGACATGGTGCAAAGATATGGTCAGGAAATAAACATGCTGGTAAAAAGTTGTGATCTACCAAGTTTCAAAGTCAAGACAGAAACACTCAATCAATACAACAGGAAAAAAGTTGTGCAGTATTCGCACGAATACACTGAGATAGGTGTGAAATTTCATGACGACAACATGAATCTTATCAATCTGCTGTGGCAAAACTACTACAGCTATTACTATGCAGACAGCAACAGCGCACGAAATTCAGGTGCTTACAATAGAACAGCCACACGCAACGGCAATTTTATCACAACACCTTATGGCTTTGACAACAGCAGCACAACTCCATTTTTCAACAGCATCACAATTTATCAAATGGCACGTCACGAGTATGCCAGCTACAAACTGGTCAACCCCATAATAACCAGTTGGAGTCACAACAAACTTGACTACTCAACAACTACTCCCAAAGACCTTGATATGAAACTTCAGTACGAAGCGGTGGTGTATGATCAAGGACTAGTGGGCAATGGTATACCGGAAGGTTTTGGTCAAACACATTATGATCATGCTCCCAGCCCATTAAAAGGACCAAATCCAGATGCCAGTGTGAACATGCCCAGCTTTGCCACAAATATCAACACAGGTGCTCTAGCGCCTGGCATACTAAACAATGCAATACAGACAGCACAAAATTATCAAAGCAACAACAACAACGGCACTCCTGGCAGCGGCATACTTAACACCGTGGGGCAGATAGGCTTGGGTGTTGCAGCTTTTGGCATAGGATCTCAATTGTTGAGTGGCCTAGGCGGTATCAGTGGCATAGCCAGTGGCATTGGTGGTGCTGTTAGCAGTATTGCCAGCGGCATCAGTGGCGCTGTGAGCGGTCTTGCAGATGCAGTATTTCCCAAAGAAGTTGGCATAGATGCTGAAGTAGCTGTGCCAGATGCAGAATATACCACAGACAGTCTTGGCAACTCATACAAAGACGGGCAATTTTATCGCGCGGCTGATGTTGAAGAAAATGGCGATGGCGCACCCACAAATCCTGACACTGGGCCAGCAAGCAATCCAGAAAGTTCTGGAAATATTGGAGATGCCGGCGGCGGCTCCGGATCAGTCAGTGATCCTTACGATTTTTAATAAACACTTATGGCAATCAACTTACCCCCAGTTCAACACAACTCGAACACTCCCGTTAAAACATTCTTTGACAACTATTTTGTCAATGCTGTGAGTTTTCCAGCGGCCGAAATAGATGCCACTATTGGATTTTTCCAGAAAAGGGGATTTGATACCACCAGCGCCAAGAGCATCAGTATTGTGTTACTGAATCAAGCTCGCACAGAGCATGTGAGTGTGTTCGCCCTGTTGGACACATTTAAAAATCTAACTGACACACAGCTGAGTCAGATTGTAGCACAAGTGTTGAACACCTATAGAGAAAGCACCAGTTATCTTGGTTACAAAGTTGCTCCTAGCACCAGCGACTATGAGTCTCGAAACATATTGATATAAAATGCCAAAATTTGCTCGCGGAAAGTTCAAGATGAAACATCCAGAAAAGTATGTTGGCACCAAGATTCCCACGTACCGTAGCAGCTGGGAACTCACATTCATGAACTTTTGTGATACCAATAGAAGCATAATGAAATGGGCCAGCGAAGCGGTGCAAATTCCCTATAGAGATCCACTCACTCAACGCCAAACTGTGTATGTGCCTGATTTCTTTATACAATATGTGGACAAAAATAACAAGATGATTGTGGAGTTGATTGAGATAAAACCAGCCAGCCAAACCATACTGGAGCGTGTGGGCAAGAACAAATACAATCAAGCGCAGTTTGTAAAAAATCAAGCCAAGTGGGCCGCTGCTAGCTTATGGTGCAAACAGCAAGGATTGCGATTTAGAATTCTTAACGAAAACGATATATTCAGTCAAGTGTAAGCATAAGTAATAATATGACAAAAAAACTTGAAGAAATACTAAACCTGCCTGAAAGCAAAAAGATTGTGAAACAAGAAGAAAAGCGCCAAGCCAAGGCAGAAGTGGCCGCACCTTTCATACGCAGTATCAATGAGTATGACAAGATCAGTGCAGCCTTACCGCAAGTGACTGGACTAGGTGATGTGGGTGATAGCGAGCTGGATGAACTGGCAAAGAAAGCTACAGAAGCATATGATGACATCATGGACCTGGGCATGAATGTAGAAGCCAGATACAGTGCTCGTATGTTTGAAGTAGCTGCCAGTATGCTGGGTCATGCCATACAGGCCAAAACCGCCAAGTTGGACAAAAAACTCAAAATGATTGATTTACAGTTAAAAAAACAAAAGATCGATCAGGATGCCAACGGGGGCGACGACAGTGTGACACTTCAAGGCGACGGAGTTATTATTACAGATCGCAACAGCTTGTTGGAAAAACTTAAAAACATGGATAAATAAGCTATCAGGACCAACTATGAAATCATTTAAAGAATACCTCACAGAAAGCAAAAAAGTCTACGAGTTCAAGATCAAAATTGCTGGAGAATGTCCAAAGGACACCGCGGCTAAAATCAAAGAAGCCTTGGCTTGTTACAACATCGAGTCATGCTCCAGCGGCAAAAGCACACCCATTACCGAAAAGCAAGTGGATTTTCCAAAATTGGAAAACGTTGGAGTAACAGTGTTTGATGTGGCATTGAGCTATCCCACAAACAATGTGGAAGTGCGCCAAGCTGTTGCCGATAAATTGAATATGGTGCCTGCAAAGATCAGAGTACGCAACATGGCAGAAGAACAAGAGCTTGCTATCAATCATGAGTTTGATGACAAAACCAATCCAGTGTTGGGTACTGACTATGAAGATAGCAACAATCAAGGATTAGTGGGTGAACAATATGTTATGAATTTCTTGAAAGAGCTCTCTCAAGAAAAGAAACAAGGTCACGCTGTTGAAGGTGCTAACGAAAAATTGTTTCCAAAACAAGCCAAAGGAGCAAAATAATGAACTTCAACGAATTGTACAAAAAAATTCATGCTATCAGTGAAGGTGAAACACTTGCTGTAGCACCTACCAAAGATGGTGGTGCAGGCGCTGGCGACAGTTATGACAACGATATGGAAGAATGTATGCCGATGCCTATCGCTATTGGCGGATCCATGGCGCCAGAACATGAACAAGATCATGTTAGCATGAATGTCAGCTTGAATGGTTCAGGCACCGGCGGTGTTCGTGACTTGATGAATATCTTGCGTGACATTGAACAAGCTGGTACTAATGAGCCACACGGTCATGATGAACCTGAAGAACCTTTGATCGGCGACATGGTGCATGCCATGGGCCACGAACAAGACATGGGCGAAGAATACGAAAACAGTGTACATGGACATAAAGGTGCGCACAAATACAATGTAGGTGCAGTGCTACGCAAAGGCAATGACATGCACAGCAAAAGTCATGGAGCTCTCAAGCACAATGGCGGTGAGAATCCCATGCACGAAGCATTGGTAGATCGCTTGACCAGTTTGTATCAAACAATCAAGGAAGCAGAAGGTCCAAAAACCATGAGCCGTGCTGCCAAGGGCAACGAAAAATATGGCAAGGACGGTATGAAAGCCCTAGCCAAAGCTGGCCGCGAAGGCAAAGATTTAGATAAGATTAGAGACAAATACAACAAGTACAATTAAGTTTCGTCGCAGTTAGCACCCTGTCCAAGGTGCCAAATAGACCCTTCGGGGTCTATTTTTTTGAGTAAATAAAGTATGGCAAAAAGTCTTGACGGCGTCTTAACAAAAAAAGCGCACACAAAAGAAAAATTCACTGAACAAGAAGTTCAGGACATGGCCCTCTGCATGGATTCAAAAAGTGGATACTTGCACTTTGCCAAGAATTTTTTCCATATACAACATCCTGTCAAAGGCAAGGTCAAATTTGAACCTTACGACTATCAAGAAAGACTTTTGGATGCTTACCATAACTATAGATTCAACATCAACATGTTGCCGCGACAAAGTGGCAAGACCACTTGTGCGTCTGCATACTTGTTGTGGTATGCCATGTTTCACCCAGATCAAACCATTCTAGTTGCAGCACACAAGTACACAGGCTCACAGGAAATTATGCAACGTATCCGTTATGGATACGAACTATGTCCAGACTACATACGTGCTGGTGTGGTAAACTA